TATCTGAGCGAGGAGATCCTCGGCTTGTTCAAAAGGGCTTTTCATCGAATTTTAGCGCGGTCGCGACTGCCTCGTCTATGATTCTAACGGCTCTCGGGTCGATCGCCAGGAGCGCCTCGCGATCGACGACCCAGGCGGTAAAGGTCTCCGCGAACCATTCGAGATCATTCGCATGAGCGTAGCCCGAGACCTTGACTATATCATCAGGGAGCTCCCAGGGCTTCCAATAATTCCCGCCGGCCCGGTGGGCTGTATAGCGGACCCGGTAGTCGATTTGGTGACCGATCTCATGGATCCAGGTCAAGAAGGTGTCCGCCTCCGCGCCGACGCCGTAGACGTTAGAGACGTCATGCGCGACCGTGAACGGCTTGTCCTCAAGGCCCGGCATACGGTCGAGCTCCTTGGCGTATTTCGGCTTATGAACTCGCGTGAACGAGCCCTTGAGCGCTGCCTTGAGCTTGGCGATGTTCAGGCCCAGGAGATCCGCCAGGGGCTTTCCGCGAGCGGCGTGATCGAGGATCACGACATAGTTGCGGGTCTTGCTGGTATAGCCTCCGGCGCTGTCGATGTCGCGAGCCCAGGGCTCGGTCTGATACGAGTTCGCCGGGCTCCTGTTGGTGCTTCTTTGATACTCCTGCCATTGATCCCGGCCGGCCTTCTTGCCGACCCGGATCCGCCAGGAGCGGCTCCCGAACTTGGTCGACTCGCCGTACATCATTCCGACCTTAGAGCGGTTCAGGAAGTCGACCAGCGCGGCCGCCTCCGGAGTTCCCAGGTCGCGGAGGACCTGGGTGAGGCTGTTATTGGTGAGCTTCGCCTTCGAGCCTCCGAGGTTCCAGGGTTCCGGCGGTTCTGTGACCGCGCCGACTTTTCTCGGCACGGCCGGCGCGGCCGGTGCGGGCGTCGGTGCTGGAGGCGGTGCTGTTCCGCCGGCGGTTCCGCCCGTTCCGCCTCGCGGCTTCGTTGCGGATCCGATCACGGCCCGGCCCGAGTCGGTGATCCGGATCCCGGCCTTCTCGAAGGCGAGCGGGGCGAGCTGTTGCATCCTCGCCAGGGTGATCGGCGTGTAGTTGTCCGCCCGGACGAGCCGCTGGAACTCCTCGACCGAGAGCCCGCCGTCCCGGAGGAGCTTCGCCTTGACCGGCCCGAGGACCTGGTCCTGGAAGCTGGCCGGCTGTTGCTTGATCCACGAGAAGTAGGTCTCGTTCTGGTTGACCGGCCCGAACTGGCTCGACTGGGTCCGGCCCTTTTTCAGAAAGTCGAAGCGCTCGTCGAGGACCGGGACGATCGTCGAGCGACAATTTATATGAGCCGGCGGGACCGGGCCCTCGTTCAACTTGAACACTTCGCCGCTCAAGGCCTGACAGATCTCGCTGGTCCGGTTGTCCAGGGTTGAGACCCATTGATAGCCCTTGACGAGGTCGTCGTTCGCCTGGAGCGTCGCCAGGCGGGCCTGGTGTGAGATGTGCTGGACCGAGGTCCGAACCATCGCTTGAGATTGTCGGTAGGTCTGCCCGAGGATCCCCTCGCGGAAGCCTCCGCCGACCGTGCCCCGGATCCCGCGCAAGATCGAGCCGTTCGTCTCGCCCTCGAATACGCCCCGGCGGATCCGGTTGACCATTGAGTCGACCTGGGCGTCGCCCCAGTGTCGGATAAAGCCGTCGAGGAGTTGGCCGCCGGCGACGCCGCGAACCGATAGCGGGTTCGCGAGAGCGGACGCCCAGACCTGCTTCGGGGCCGGGATCGTCGCCTCAAACAGTTTGTTCTGGACCTGCTCGGTCAGGCTGGCCGCCTCGAACTTGCTTTCGGCTGTAGCGAGCGCCTTGAGCTCCTTGGTGAAGTCGCCCTCGAACTTGCGGACGATCCCTCGGACGTTCTCGTCGACGGCCCCTAGGAGCTTCTCAAGCCGGACCCGCGAGTAGGTCGTGAGCTCGCCGGTCGAGAGTCGCAGCCGGAGAGCCTCGTCGATCTGGCGCAGGAACGGGAGCAGGGTTTTCGCCTGGCCGGCCTTGAGCTGTTCGAGCATGACCGCGTGACGGATCGTTGCATCGAAGCCGATCGAGGAGATGTCCGGCACGGCTTAGGCCTCCAGGCCGAGCCCGCCGCCCTCGAGTTCTAGCTCGGCCTCGATGTCGTCGTCGCTCTTATTCTGGTCGATCACGCCGAGCTGGCGCATCGCCGCGAACAGGTCGGAGCGCGGTAGGGCTCCGGCTTGCCAGCCGGCGACGAGGGCCGTCATCAGTTGCGGATCCGCCGCGAGCCCGGTGAAGTCGGTCGGGATCGAGAACATGACGTCCTCGGCGGATCCGGCGGTGGTGAACTGGAGCGCCCAGGTCAGGGCCAGGGTGTAGGCCGCGCTGACGTTGTCGCATACCAGGCTGAGGACCGAGTGAGCCGCAGCCGTCTCGCTCCTGCTTTGTTCGGCGGTCTTGACGGCCTCGCCCTGGGTCAGGAGCCGGGCCCCGAGGGCGACCATCTGGCCCTCCTTGATTCTCATCCCCTCCTGGGCGAGGGTGTTCGGGCTCGCCTGGAGCATGAGCGCCGTCGCACCGACCGGGAGCGGGATCGCTTCGCGGCTGCCGACATAGACGCCATTGTCCTGCATGACCTGGATCCATTGATCATCGAGGCCGGTGAATACGATCGTCGGCTGGCCGATAAAATAGGCGCTTTCCTCGAAGTCGGCCGAGTTCCGATAGTGGGCGAGGTTCAGGTTCGAGAGATCCTCGAGGGGCGGCTTGTCGATCTCGGCGTTATTATCCATCGCGCCGACAAAGGTGAACGGGATGTAGCCCCAGGCCCGGCCGGCCGCGTCGGTCGGCTGGTACTCGGCATAGATCTCCGGAGGGCCGGCTGAGTCGTCTCCGCCGCGCCTCCAGATCCGGACGACGTAGCGCTCGGCCGCGCCCTCCTCCTCGGTTGAGAAGCGGCCGATCCGTAGCTCGCGCCATTGTTCCATGATCCCGACATCGAACTCGTCGCCGACTTCGATCTGTTCGTAGAGAACGACCAGGCTGAGCTCCTGGTTCTCGTTCACCCGCCAGTTGGTGATCTGGTTCGCCCGGTAGGGTGTGATCGTCGCGTGGAGGTTCTGCTGTTGCAGCTCGGCCAGGCTGATCGTATTGTTCCGCGCCGGGAAGTCGACCAGGAGGCCGGCCCTGGCGTTGCGGAAGGTGTCCTCGAGGATCCGGTGAGACTGGTTAATAATCCCGCCGCCCGAGCCGTCGACGTCGCTCCGGATCCATTCCATCGACGAGGTGATGACGATCGCCGGGTTCCGCCGGAAGGCGATCCCGATCAGGCCCTCGAGGGTCCGGGAGGTCGCGTTAAAAAACACGGCCCGGTCCCGGTATTGATCGTAGCGGCTGAGGTTCTCCTCGGAGTCGTCCAGGGGGTTCGGCCTGGGCAAGTACAGGTCCCCGGCTTGCTTGATTGCGTATTCTCCGGCGACGACGTTGTCGATCTTTTGCCATCTGGGGATCCAGGCGGTGACCTCCTCGCGTTGATAACTGACGTCGTTCGTCATTGGGCGACTCCTATCTTTAAACTTGTGACCGGCCGCTGTAGCGGGAACTCCCGGTGTATGAAATAGCCGGCGGCGTCCGGAGCGTGATCCAGGCCGCTCGACTTGTCGGGCTGGCCGTGGTCATCATAGGCTTGCTGCTCGAGACATTCGACAAAGGTCGGACACTTCTCGGCATTGACCCGATAGTGACGCTCGCCCTGGCTATTGCAGAAAGCGCCGTTCATGGCGTTGACCCGGTCCTTGATCGGCGGGTTAGCCGGCGGGGCCGAGATCCAGAACCCGGCCGCCTTGAGGATCTGGATGTCGCTCGTCGAGGCTTCGGTCGTTCTACGGGATCCGCCGCTCGAGTCGGGATAGATCCGGATCTGGCGGGTCTGCTCATAGCCGGCCCCGGTATAGCGCCAGTATCGCTCCTTGATCTGGCGGACCATGTCCGGCGTGTCCAGGGCCCCGACGATCTCGTCGACCGCGTGCGGCCAGCCGGCCCGGATGACGTGAACGATCGCGGCCATCCTCCCGACGTTGAAGTCCATCCCGATCCGGAGCGTCTCGTTCGGCTGAGCCGTCTCGACGCTGTTGTTCTTTTGCCGGCTGTACTCCCGGTAGACCGTGCCCTGGGCCAGGTTCACAAAAAGGCCCCGGAGGTAGGCGTCGACCAGGCTCGGCGGATAGCTCGCCAGGAGGTCCTCGATGTAGCCTGGCGGGAGGTTTACCTGGTTCTCCCAGGTGCTCGCCTGGACCATGCCGTAGAGCTTCGCGAGCTCGGGCTTCTCCCGGAGCTCCTTGACCCAGGTCTGCCAGGTGAACATAAAGCCCTCGGGCGTCGTGGTCACATTGACCTCGCCGGTCCCGCCGGTCTGCCTCATTCGGGCGATGATCTTGCGCCAGTTGTCGCGGGCCTTGCGGATCGGGAGCGTGTCGATCTCGTCGACCAGGGCGTGACCGATCCCGAAGCCGACGATCGAGCCCGGCTTCTCCATTGATCGGCATATTATCGTTGTCCGATAGCGCCGGCCGTCGTATAGGTCGACCTCCTTGTTCGTCTCGTGGATCTCAGCCCGGAGGCCCCAGTCGTTCGCGACCTGGTCGATCGTTGGGTAGAAAATGTCGCGGATCAAGGGGATCGTCGGGGCGAAGTATCCGGCCCGGATCTTGGGGCTGGTCCAGGCCTTCAAACATAGCCCAGCGCAGCCGGCCCAGGTCTTGCCGGCCCCGAAGCCGGCGACATAGGCCGAGAACTTGGTCGGGAGCGCCAGGAACCTCGCCTGGGGTTTAATCAGGCGAGCCAAGTGGATCCTCCTCGGCCGGCGGTGGAAGTCGACCGTCGACGATCTCGACCAGGACCGAGCTCGGCTCCGGACCGTCCTCGATCTCGCCGCCGCCCTGGGGGCTCATCCTCCAGCCCAGGCGATTGACCAGCCAGAGCTGACAAGCCCGGACGTCGGGCAGGATCTCGGTCTCGATCTCGGCGTAGACTGGCTCGCCCTGGAACTGCATGACCTTGGTCTCGGTCGTGAAACAGCCGACGGCCCGGCGATAGAGCGCCATTTTGACGCGCTGGTCGGCGCGGCCCTTGCCAGCCCTGACGGCCTTATTGAAATCGTTGTACCTGGCTTTCCATCGGTGGATCGTGCGGGTCGAGACGTCAAAAAAGTCGGCCAGGTCGTCGTCGATCGCGCCGAGCTTGCAGAGCTTCCGCGCCTGGTCGGCGTATTCGGCCCGGTAGCCCGAAGGTCGGCCTCCTTGTTCGTCCTGGTCGGTTCGTTCTGCCTCGCCGTTAATCGTTAAGTTGTTCATAACATCGCGCTCCCAGAGCTTGATGATCGCCGGCCCGGCCGGCGTGATGTGACGGCCTGGCCCCGGTCCGTCCCTGGAGCGGGATCCTACCGGGCCGCCGGCGCGATCCCTCGCTTGATCATGGGATCATCTGGTCCTCGACGACGAGCTCGACGTGTTTCTCCTTGGTGAACGGCGGAGTCAGGGTGTCATTGTTGAGCTCGATCGCGACTATGTGCTTCTCGGCGTCCAGGAGGTCGGTCTCGGTCGGTGTGAGCTGGACCAGGAAGCGGAAGTTGTCGGTCGAGAGATCGGTGACGGCCCGCGAGATCGGCGTCGAAGCCGAGGGGACCGCGACGGTACAGGTCCAGCCGGCGGCCGATAGATCGACCAGGGCTCCGGTCGGAACGCCGTCCGCGTCCAGCTCGAGGATCCCGACGCGCCAGATCGGGCCGATGTCGCCTTGCTTAATTGCAGTCAATTTTTGCCTCCTGGGTGTCCAGGTCGATCAGGTTCGGATCTGGGACCAGGTCGATGTCGATCGCCTGGGTCGAGAGATCAAGATCCTCGGCCTGGGTCGCGAGCTCCAGGTCCTCGAGGGCGGTGTCGAGATCCAGGTCGACGAGCTGGGTGTCCAGGTCGACGTCGGTCCCGAGGTAGATATAGATCGGCGGGCCGCCTCCGCCTCCGCCGATGAAATAGAAGCCGAAGGTCTGCATTATACCGGCGCGAAGTTCGGGTCGATCTCGAGGATCTGGCTGCCGTCGTCGGTACTGTCGAAGGTATAGCGAACCGTCACGCCGTCGGCCTCATAGATCGTGATCAGTCCGGTCGAGGCGTTGCGGGTCCGGCGGTGGAGCCCGATCGCGTGGAGATCCTGGAGCTGGGTCTGTTCGGTCAGGGTCGGCGAGCTCGACTTCGAGAGGACGACCTGGGTGAAGGCGGTCGGCTGGATCGGCGTCGAGAGCGGATCGCCCAGGGCGTCGACCGCGACCAGGTTCCCTCCGGTCGCCTTGCATTGAATATAGGCCGGGCCGGGCCGCGCCTCGAAGGCGAGGAGAGCATTGAGCAGGGTCACGGTCAGGCCGACGAACTCGCCGACATCGAGGACCTCCTTGCCGCCGCCCGAGGTGATCGGCGTCTCGTCCATCGCCGGGCTCGAGGCCTCCAGGGTCCGGAGCGTGTCATAGAGATCCTGCATTGAGACCTCCACCGAAGGGGCCGCGACCGTGATGATCCGGGGACTGAGAGACCAGTCGATAGAGATGTCGGCGCGAAAGCTCATTAGCTCTTATCCTGGTAGGCCTTCTCGACGCCCTTGGCTATGCGCCGAAGTTGTTCCGGTGTAAAGGGCCCATGAAGCTCGACCCAGCGGGCGTTCGAGCGGACCGGGCCGACGCTCCCGCCCAGCCGCTCGAGTTCCTGGCGGATCTGGGCGATCGCGTTGATCGGTTCCGGCTTCGCCTGGGCCATTAGGTCGCCTGGGGATCGGTCGTCAGGATCGGGCTAAAAGAGAGCCCGGCGCTGGTGAACTGGGTGTCGACGTCGTAAGGCTTGAAGCCGTACTTCCGGACCGAGGTCCGAACATCGAAGGCGGC